TCTCGTGCTCGTTCCATGCCTTCACGCGCTCGCGCACCCGCTCGCCGACGGCCGCGAATTCCTCGCTCTCGCCCATGTACCGGCTCCACGTCGCCCGGTCGATGCGAAGAAAGGCGCACAGCTCGTGCATGCTCGGCGGGATGATGTACTCCGTCACCTCGACCTCTTCGCCCAGCGTGTTTTTCACCGGCACGGGGATGAGGATCACATGGCCCTTGTCGTCGCGCTTGCCGCTGTCCACCATTTCCGTGACCTTCACGCGCCGCGTGATCGCTGCGAAATAGCGCTCGCAGGCCTTGCCCAGCGTTGCCGCCGTGTATTTCTTCTGCCGCGCCATCCGCACCCCTCCTCTCGGCGCGCTTGCCTTGTTTTCAAAAAGTGTAGCAAATGCAACAGGTCACGAACCGTCAACTTTTTGAGGACAAAAAAGAGCCGCAAACCCTTGTCAAATCAGGGCTTGCGGCTTTTCCTCGCACGCGCACGCGCGAGAGCATGCACGCAGCGCGCCCAGGCTCCCCCGCGCGCGTCGTCGTGTTGCGTTTGCTGTTTTGTTATTCCCGTTTCGCTCTCGACGAGCGTTCTTTTCTGATCTTGCCCACCTCGGGCAGGATGTAGCGTATGTACTGCGGCATCCCCGGCGCCCATCCGGCGCGGTATAGCAGCTGCCCGCCGCGCGGCACGCTCAATTCAGCGCCCGACAGCGCCGCGCGATCTTTCGGCTGCGGCAGCGTCAGGTTGCGGCTCGGGCAATATTTTTTCTCGTCCGGCACGTAGCGCACCTGAACGAGCAGGTAGTGCGCAAGGCCGAGATAATCCACCTCGTCATGCAGGTGCTCGCAGTGCGTCCCGCCCGCCGTCCACTTGCTGCGCGCGATCTCCGCCGCCTCCGCGTTGATGACGATGTGATGGTGCACGCGCACGTACTCGCCCGTCTTGCCGTCCAAATCTGCCGTCACCGGCACATAGCGGAACGGCACCCCTGCCGCTTTGCAGGCGCGCCTCGTTCTTCTCAGCCATAGCTTGAGCTGGTGGTTCGCATTCTTCCAGATCGTTTCGGGATCTTCCGTCCCGCCGCCGAGCTTTGCAAAGGCTTCATCCGCATAGCTCAGGCGCATCAGGTGATCTGCGCAGCTGAAATTTTCGTTCAGCAGCCGCGCCAGATGCTTTTCCGCGTTCGCTTCATTCCGCTGCTGCTGCTTGATGTCGCTTTTGAGCTTTCGCTGCGATCGTGTCGGCTTCTCGCCCGGCACCCAGTATTTGATTTTTTCGCCCACGGCGCCCGCCGTGTACGTTCGGATGACCCAGTAGCCCTCTGTCATGCTTTCGCCCTCCATCGCCATTTTCGCCATTTGGGGAAGATGGTTCTAAACTCAGCGCTCAAGGAACCCCGATAACGCGCACGCGCGCGTTATCGTTATCTATTTAATGTGTGTTCGGCCTTCTGTGCGCCGTCGCGCCCTTTCGGCGGCAGCGCACACAGGGCCGAAGCCCTGTCACAGTCTCCGCGGGAAACCTTCGTAATACTTCCGCACGATCCGCTCGAGCGTCGAGCGGGAGAGGCTGTGCTTCATGCAGATGTACGTCGCGTTCGCATCCGTCGTCACGAACTCGAAAAGTGCCCGGTAGTAGTCCCCGCCGCCGCACTCCATACACAGGTTGAGGATCTTCCGCTGCGCCTTCTCCGGCATTTCTCGATACAGCAGCGATGAAAAATAGATGTACCCCTGCCTCTCATAGCTCACCGGCACGCTCTTTTTGTATCGGAACATTGCTCTCTCCCCTCCTCTCCCGCTCTTTGTCCGTCAGAAGCGGAAATACTCTTTCATGCAGCGCCACACGTTGCGCCACGGATGCGCCATGCACCACTTGAGGCTCTTGTGGTAGTCCTCCGAGATGTCTCTCTGTGCTTCAAACCGCTTGAGCAGGCCGTTGATGATCGCGTTCATCTTCATCAAGGCCTTTTCTGCCTCCGCGCGCTGCTTTGCAAGCTCACTCTCGCATTCCTGTTTTACTTTCGCAAGCTCGATCTCGCGCTCGCCAAGCTGCTTTTCCAGCTCGCGGCTTTCGTCCTTTGCCTTCTCGAGCGCCTTCATGTCCTCGCCGTGCGCCTCGAGTGCCTGGTCGCGCATCTTCTCTGCCTCATCGATACGCGACCGCAGCATCGCCGCCGAATGGTCCGCGCTCTTATACTTCGCGGTGACCTCTTCCAGCGCCTTTTCATTCTCCTCGAGCTTTTCCGTCAGCGCGCCGATCTCTCCGCGCAGGTTTTCCGTTTCGTGGTCCGCGCTTTTGTACTGTGTGCTCACCGCGTCCAGCGTCTTCTCCGTTTCCGTGAGCTTCGCGCGCAGCACGTTGGCTTCCGTCTCCGCCGCCTCCTGCATGGTCTGCGCTTCCTCGAGCATTTTGAGCATCTGCTCCTTCGTGACTTTTTTAATGTTGATCTTCTGCATCGCTCAGCCCTCCACGATCCGCCAGTCGTCGGCCAGCATGTCCGCCTGAGAGGCGAGCCAGCCGAGTTGCACGCCGCTCGTGCCGACAAAGGCGAGCGCCTTGTTGCCGATGGCCTCGTGCTGCGCGTTGATGACCTCGTGCGCGGCATTCTCGTAGCTGATGCGCTCCGCAAGCTCGACGTACTGGTTCTTGCCGTTCCAGCCCACGCGGGCGATCTTCATACCCTTCTTCGCCGCCTCGATGGCGAGACCGAAGCTCAGGCCGTCGGTCGGGCGATACGCCTCGTCACAGCAGGAACGCTCGCAGTCTTTATCGCAGCAGCAATTCTCCGCCGCTGCCTCGCCGTTCACGCCGCCCACCGCCGTTTGCAGAAGGAAGCCCAGCAGCTCCCAAATCTTATTTCTGATCCGTTCCATGCAGATTTCCGCCCCCAGCTTCTCGTCGTAGTTCTCCGCGCTCACGCAGCTCGAGCTCTCCACGATCTCGAAGCCGTTTTTCAGCACTGCGCGCACAACGGTCGTCTTGCCGCCCATCGTCACGGTTTCGTGGTGGTCGATAAATCGCTCGACCATCTCCGCGCTGATGCTCGGTGCCGCGGTCTTGAGCATGCCGTTTACCTCGAGCGGCAGATACGCGCGCTCGAAGACCTCCGCCGGGCTGAAGCTCTCGTACCCGTCCGCATAGCGAACCTTGTAGCCGCGCTCAACCTCGTTGCCGCACGGTACTCTGTTCTCCGCGAGCGTAACGACCTTGCCGTCCACGCGATACGCCTTTTCCGCCTCGATAAGTTTCGTTCCGATGTACTGTTTCATGGTTCTGTTTCCTTTCTTTTTCGCCCGCAGGCGTGATTAAAGATGTAGCTGCTCGTGCTCGCGCGGCTTCTCGGCGAGGATCTTCACGACCTTCACGTCGCCGTAGCGCTCAAGGTCCATCGCCGCGCGCTCCTTGATGCCCTGAACGGCGCTCTCCGGCACGTCGGCCTGCAAAATAAACGTCACCTTCATGCCTTTTTCTCCATTGCGCCCAGGTCGCCGAGCCCCCGCTCAATGACGCGCCACACGTGGATGTCGACCATCAGCCCGTCCATGACGATCGCGCGCAGCGTCTCGCGGCTCACGTCCCCGCCGCAGGCCGTGCTCACGCGCTCCGTCCAGCCCGGGCCCGTGCGCACCTTGTAGCGCACCAGCGCGTCGAAGATTTTCCGCTTCTCCGCCGCGCCGTAGCCCTTGACGCTCAGCGTCGGGAGCGGTTCGGGCGGCGGCGCTTCCGCGGCCGGCCGCTTGTCCTGTCCCGCCGTCCACGCAAGGCTGTCCTTTTCGCTCTTCGGCGGCGCGATGGGCGCGGGCTTGTCCGCCCTCGCGCCCTTTTTCTCGCCCGCGCCGAGCATCGTCCGCCGCATCAGCGTGTTAATGGCCCAGTCCGCGCAGTATGTGCAGAAGTCGAGCTTCGCGATCTCCCCGCCGCCCGCGCCACTCGCCGTCACGCTCACACGCTCGTGCGCGCTCATCCCCGTGATGACCCGCCCGCACCGGTCACAAAATACCCGCACCATCCGTCAGCCCTCCCTTGGCCCCTCTCGTCCCTCATAGTCCTTGGTGTAGACGAGCTCCGCGATGACCTCCATGTCGCCGCAAATAACCATTTGCAGGATCGTGATATCCTTGTCGGGGTCGCGTTCGTTGCGGGTATAGCCCCTCCAATCGGTCGGATCGCTCCTGATGCTCACCTTTTTCATCGCCTTGTGCCCGCCCTCGGCGAAGAGCGTTTTCGCGTATTCGCTTGTCAGGTTGAACCGCGTAAACCAGCTTTTCGGATGGTTTTTCAAGATCGCGCCGGTCACGGCGTTCACGTGCACCGACTGGCTCGTGCTCCCGCCGCGCAAATTCAAAGTGTCTAACATGTCATGCCCTCCAATGCTTTCTCCGCCTCCTCGCGTGTGAGAAACGCTTCCTTGCCAAAGTCCTGCAAAATACGCTCCATGTTGAGGAATGTGAGACGGCTCTTTTTGATGAATCTAAATTCCGGCGTGTAATTTCTCGCGCGTTTTGTCACAATCAGATACACCGTATCGCCCACCTTGCATGGCAGCACCACCAGCCGCCCGTCCCTGTCTGCCTCGGCCAGCTCGCGCAGGCGGTCGGGCGTGGTGCCCAACGCCGCCGAGGTCACCTTGACGAACATCGGGAGCGAGGCCGTCGCCGTGATTTCCTCCGCCGTTATGCCCGTGTCCTCATAGGCGGCAAGCGCGCTGTAGAGCTGCCGAATGATCTGCCGCAGTACATCCTTCGATACACCGTTCAGCACCGGACCGTTCAGAATCAGGTCCAGCAGCTTCGGCTTCATGCCTTCAAGGTCTGCGAGCGGGCCGAGATACCGGTCCACGCTCTCGTCCACTCTGACCTCTTCGTTCGTCAGTCGCTTCATGTCACATATCCTCCGTCGTTCTGCGGAAACGCGACGTAAACCGTCGCGCACAGCTCGCTGCCGCCGAATTTTCCCGCCGCCGGTCTTTCCTTGATGGTGATTGCCCCGCTTTCCAGCATCTTTTTTGCCAGCATGTCCGCCAGCCGCTCGCTGCTATATTTCTTGTACCTCTGCAAAAGCTCCTCTGCGCGCGGCCCGTTGTCAAACGGCATCGCCCGCACCTCGATCTTCCTGACGTGGTAGCGCTCTTCCTTGATGAGTGCCCTGTCCTGCGGTTTCGGCGGCGGAACCTGCTCAACGTACCCGCCGAGTGCCCTGATCGCGCCCCGCCGCAGCTTTTCAAGTAAACCATTCATTTCACTTTGCCTCCTCCGCTCCTTCTTTCGTCGCGAAAAATGTCTTGCCGAAGTCGCTCAGCTTCTCATAGCCCTCGCCGTCCTCGCCTTGCAGAAGCAGCGCCGCCTCGATGACGCGCAGTTTCACCGTTCTGCCGCAGCCGGGCGCCCGCACTCCGCCGCCGAGCTTGCACGGCAGCGTGATCGCGCGCCCGTCCGCGCCGGCCTCGACCAGCTCGTGCAGGCGTTCACAGCCGATCTCGTGTAGCTTCTTGCTCATCAGCCGCCCGATCAGGATCATGCCGTCGCTGCTGAGCTTTTCTTCCTTGAGAATTTCGACCCCGCGCGGCGTCAGCCTTGTCGCCTCATAGGCGCGCAGGTCTTCCCGGTTCCTCAAATAATCCCGAATGAGCTGCTGCACCACGAATCGCCGTTCCATCGGCCATGTCGCAATCTGCTCTTGCAGCTTTTTCAATGCCTCGTCCGAAACCATCATTTCCTCCTGTTCCACCGCGCATCCCTGCGCCGCTTCTTCTGTGTGCGTTTGCAATATCTTCCGAATGCCGCGTCCGACACCACCAACAGGCGATTCATCTTACGCAGATCGCGCAGTGAAAAATAGGGATAGCCCATCATCCGTCAGCCCTCCTCGTCCTGCCACCCGCAGTCTGCACAGGTGTTAATATCCTTCTCCGCGTTCCAAAAGATGTTCTTTGACCCGCACGCTGGGCATCTTGGAACGCCCCCTATGACGCGCGGCCCGATAGGCCCTCTCGGCCCTGGGTCGTCTCCACCGTATCC